AGAGCAATGTCAGCGGCTTGCTCTTCAGTCATTTCACCTGGAGATTCAATAACTCCGCCAGGATTTGCTGCATTTCCAAAGTAACTCGCTGCATAAACTTCTGCGGCCATAGCAGAACCTAAAGTAATGCGAGCTGCTGCAATAGGTCCAAGTCCAAGTAATTGTCCAGGTAGTCTAAACATAGGAATGTGTAGCATTTCATTCTTTGTTAGAACCATTGTTTTTACTGACATTGGGTCAAAAGGTTGTGCGTTATCGTAGAACTGATTTACTGGATCTTGTGCGTTCTGAGCAAGGGTAACAATATACTCAATCTCGCCCATTGGATCAGGACGACGAATACGAACTTGGAGTGGGTTTATGCAGTAAAGCTCTTGAACGTCGCCCAGATCGTCACGTACGGTTAAAATGAATGCATTGCCATGAAGATTCAGAGAAGAAATTACTTGCTCATAGAATTCTAAACGAGTTGAATCTGGGTTTGGTTTGTTAATCCATGCAGGCATATCACCATATACTGATGCATAATTTATTCTAGAACGACCACGACGGACATAAGCAGAAAGTGGAAGAGAACTAATAGTGTCACCTAATAGTCGGACGCAAGCATAAACAGTTGACATGCGAATTGCTGTATCAGAGTTTACATCTACTCCAGCTGGAGTTGCATATAGAGCGCGGCCAGGTAAAAATGGTTCAAGGTACTGATTATTTGACCTTTTTTCTCCTGCTTTACGCAGTCTATTTGATAGACTCATTTATCTGCCTTTTCTGTGCTTAGTTGATACCAGCCGTCTTCCCAGAGGGTTAACAACCTTTCAAAGTAATCTTGATACTTAGGTGCAATTGCTTTAAGTGAGTATTTTTCTATGGCTTGTTTTCTAATAAAATCTCTGTCAAGATCTTTTACATCTTCTGCAGCTTTAATAAAGTCTGCAAGAGATCTACATCTAAAACCAGTAATTCCTTGGATATTGGTTTCTGTAAAAGCTCCCCAATCAGTTGTGATTGTCGGAGTTCCACAAGTCTGAGCTTCTACTACTATATTTCCAAATGGTTCAATATAAGTAGTAGGTGCAAACAAGGCAATGGCATTTCCCATTAGTTCTGCTCGTTCTTTAGGGCCGATATTGCCTATAAACTCGCCATAACCGGTGCCTGTTTCATCACCTGGACCTGCCAAAATTAGTCTTTTGCCTAATCGTTCACATACTTCTTGAGCAATTCTAAAACCTTTTCGCTCAATCATTCTACCGATATAGAAGTAATAGTCACCTAAACCTGATCCTTTTGGAAACATTTCAGGCTCAAGATAGCCATTTATAACTGCATCAAAGAATCCACCATCTACTGTGGTTGGATTTTTATGACCTGCATAAATTGAATGCATCCATGCATAAGACTCAAACACGCGGTATTTTGCAAAAGTTCCGCCATAACCAATGCCAAACTCTACCGACATATGATTTGGGAAAGCATCTGCAATCGGTTTGTGAGCATATCCACCAATAAGACAGATAAAATCTTTTGTTTGAAGTCTATCGGTCATTTCTTTAATGACATTGCCATTAAACATTTGCCAATGCGGTAAAGTTATATCAAACGAAGCAGAAGTATAATGATTATTATCTATTGCTGCTTGTCTTTGATCTTCTGAAATACAAGTTACTAGTTCTGTTACAGGTGCTTCGTTTTCTGATCCAGCATAAAGGATAACTTCATGTCCTAGATCTGTCATCATTATACAGAAACGCCTGACCTTTTCGGTGAATGCGCAGCTTGTAAAGTCTTTAGTTGTGTTTGTGTGTGGAAGCGATACGACGTGAAATCTCATTGGTCCCCCGACCTTTTTCATTCTGTTGGTATTTCAGCCCAAGAAAGTGTGTCTTCGTCCCAAGTGTATCGCTTGTTATCTGTCGGCATTGGAGTTGGAGCTTCCCATAGATAGGTCTCTGTGTTCTTTGTCCAAGAGGCATACGGTTGTGGAGCTGCAAAACCAACACCGTCCCAAGTGTATCCAATACCTGCGTAGTTCTTATTCAATGGGGTTCCACCTAGAGTGTGAACTCCACCATGTGTGTTATATGAAGTCTTGATCCAAGTACCTGTGTAACGATCAGGGTTTGCTTGTAAGAAGTCATCCTCAACTACATTAACTTGAGTGACCACGCCATCTTCTACTTTTGCCCAATGTGCCATTATTTTTTGTCCTTTTCTTCGCCGTAAAGCGTTGCGGTATTTACCAATTTAACGTCGCGTTTGGTAACAATGCCACCCTTTTCGTCTAATTGAGACTTGGCGATTTCTTCATTATCTGCGATGACATGCACTAACATATTGACTTCATATGAAAAGCATTGTGTAGACTTGGTTTCTTTGATCTTTGTTACATTTGACATGTGTTCTCCTATGCTGGGTAACTAATAATAACTATACCAGAGCCACCTGCTGCTGACCTTGAAGGTGATGGAGTATTTGATGTTCCTCCTCCACCGCCACCGCCTCTATTAGCAGTTCCAGCAGTTGCAGGAGTAGAAGAATTAAAGGACGAACCAGTACCACCACCACCTGAGCCGCCTGCACCGCCACTTCCGCCTTCACCGGAACCACCTCCGCCACCTGCATAGGTTACGGATGTGCCAGAGATTGAGTAAGAACGACCATTGCCACCTACAGCGCCAACATTAGAAGTAACATCTGCTCCTGCAGCGCCTGCGCCACCACCGCCACCACCGAAGTAAAGTGGGTCTCCTTGTCGCCTTCCAAAACCACCAGCGTTTCCGTAGCCAGATGCACCGCTAGAATCGCCTTGTGTTGCAGAACCACCAGCAGAGTTTGTTCCGTTAGTAACTCCCATAGCACCACCGCCACCAGAACCTCCTGCTACACCAGTGTAAAATGGGTTTGTCCAACCTCCACCACCGCCACCGCCGTTGGCAGTAATGCCATTAAATGTTGTGTTGCCACCGCTTGCACCTCGACCTGCGTTACCAGCAGCACCTCCGCCACCAATAGCTACAGCATAAGTTCCAGCACTAATACTTCTTGAGGTTTGATAAAGCAATCCACCTGCTCCGCCACCTCCACCGTATTCAGATCCTCCGCCTCCACCACCTGCAACTATAAGTACAGTTGCTGATAATGATTGCGATGGAACAAAATCTCCATCAGAGGTAAATGTGTGAATAAAATTAGTTCCATCAAAAGTAATTGTTCCACCAGTTGCTTTTGCAGCACCTGTGTAAAAAGTTCCGTCAGATGTAAATGTATGAATAGTATTGCCACCTGATGTGGTTACAGTTCCACCAAAAGCTTTTTGTGTAGTTCCTGAGTAACGGGCTATAACAATTCCTGAGCCACCAGCGCCTGTTGTTGTTCCTGAACCACCACCACCACCGCCAGTATTAACTGTTCCTGAAACACCAGGATTACCACCTGCTCCACCGCCACCTACACCACCAGCGCCATTAGTTCCATCTGCGTTACCACCACCACCACCAGCGTAAGTTATAGATGAACCACTTATAGATGTTGCCCTACCAGCACCACCAACACCAGCAAGGCCAGATGTTCCATTTCCACCTACCGCAGAAGCACCACCACCACCACCAGCGGCTCCGGTTCCACCACCGCTGTGCGCATTTCCACCAGCAAAACCTTGATTAGCGGGAGAAGCAGAACCACCAGCAGCACCGCTTTGGTTGCCGCCGCCACCGCCGCCTGACCCACCACTAAGACCTGCAGTATTGGTTGAAGCACCGCCACCGCCACCACCTGTGCTAGTAATTGTGGAAAATACAGAATTGTTGCCACTCGTTCCTCTGCCAGTACTAGAAGCACCAGCACCGCCAGAACCAATAGTTACTGTAAATGAAGTATTTAATGCTAAAGATAATGGAGATTCTAATGAACCACTACCACCTGTGCCTGTAACAGTTGAACGCATACCACCTGCTCCACCGCCAGCACCATAATCAAGCCCACCACCGCCACCACCCGCAACGACAAGGTAGTCAACAAGCAAGCCTGAGGCTGAACGCAACCCACCATAGCCCCTAGCTGAAGCCCCTGCGATTGTCCCAATGATTGGCATTCTAACCCCTTAGGCGAACTTGGTTTGTGTTTCGAGAACGGTGAAAGTAGCAGAAGCTGTTTTAATGATTGTAAATGAGTAGGCATCAATGGCTGAAGCGTTGCCAGCTGTGATAGCCGCAGGCACTTTTGGTATTACTGAAGTGCCGTCAATGGTGATCGCGTTTGGGTAATAAGCAGTCGCGCCGTTGGTGTTTAGCCATACGAGTGTAATCGCGTCGCCAGTTGCGAGTGCTGAGTTGAGTGCAACACCGCTTGAATATCTGAAGTTCAGTGTGTGGTTTGCAGTCGCGTTTGTTGTGTAATACCAAACTGATGCAGTTGCAACATCAAAGTTAATTGTTCCGGTTGCGGCTGCAGCCACTACATTTACATCTTCTTCAAGTCCTTTTACAACACCATCGTTAAAAGTTGCAGTGTTAATAATTGGCGAAGTTAAAGTTTTGTTAGTAAGAGTCTGCGCGGTTGTTAGATCAGCAGTAACTGCGGTGTCGATCGAAACCGTTACAGTGCCGCTTGTGCCACCACCTGATAAACCAGTGCCAGCTGTTACGCCTTCAATATCACCAGCAACAGTATCCCAACTAGTTACTGTTCCATCTGTTTTAAGATATTTGCCAGCTTGACCTGTTTGCGAAGGAATATCAACTGAGTATGGCAAAGATGTCCATGCAGTTGAACCATTACCAACTTTCAATTTATAAGTATCTGTTTCAATACCCATTTCGCCAGCTGCAAGTGTTGGATTTGTGCTGGTCCAGTTTGCTGCCGTATCTCGGCGTTGTTGCATTCTTGCTGTCATGATTCCTGCTTTCGCTTATTTAGAAGGTTACTGTCGCCCCGCCAGCGTCAATTGTATAAGTCCAAGATGAAGTAGTAGATGATCCTGCATCATAAATAACATCTGTATTTGCAACATTACCACCATCAAGATAGTCAACAACTGGATTGTCTCCACCTTGTGGACCAGTTGCTCCAGTCGGACCTGTTGATCCGCTAGGACCTGTTGCTCCTACTGCTCCTGATGGACCTGTTGCACCGCTAGGACCGACTTCTCCTTGCGGACCGGTAGATCCTGTTGCGCCAATTGGACCTGTTGGACCTTCGGGGCCAGTCGCTCCGATTGGTCCAGTAGGACCAGTTGCTCCTACATTTCCTTGTATACCTTGTGGGCCAGTTGCACCGACTGGACCGGTTGGACCAATATCGCCTTGAGGACCGGTAGGACCTTGAGGACCGGTAGCTCCGGTTGATCCGGTTTCACCTTGGATTCCTTGAATACCTTGTATGCCTTGAATTCCTTGTGGACCAGTTGCTCCAGTAGGACCTTGTGAACCTGTTGATCCTTGAGGACCAGTAGGACCTGTCGCACCAACTTCTCCTTGCGGTCCAGTTGCACCGATAGGACCAGTCGGACCAGTAGAACCAGTCGGACCAATTTCGCCTTGAGGACCGGTTGATCCAGTTGCACCTGCAGGACCAGATGGACCTGTTGCTCCGGTAGGACCTGTCGGTCCAATTGGGCCAGTTGCACCTGTTAAACCTACATTGATAAGAAGTAATGCAAGCGATTGTGTGTTAAAAAAGTTAGTTGTTCCAGTACCACCTGAAGAATCAAGTACAACTGGGACGCTGCTATATCCACCTAAAATAGTTGCAGTTGCTGTTAACTTAAACTTCTGAAAATTAGTATGAATATCTCGATCTTGAATAATAATAAAATCATCGGTTTTTAGTAGAGCTATAAAGACATCAATGTCATTTCCATTAACATCTAAATGATCTATTAAAAGCGTAGTTGCATTTATCTGAGTTGCATTGTTCCAGCGAATATCTCCTGCACCAGGATCTCCAGATGTTGCAGTTGTATCTGCTGAATAATCAAATAAACTTGTAGAACCACCATTTGCACCTGCAGCACCTTGAGGTCCTGTTGCTCCGGTTGGTCCTTGAATTCCTTGAGGACCTGATGGACCTGTTGCACCAGCGGGTCCGCTTGCTCCAGTTGGACCTGGAACTGTTGATGCTTCACCTTGTGGTCCTGTAGGTCCTGTTGCTCCTGCAGGTCCAGTTGGTCCTGTTGGACCTGCAACTGTTGATGCTGCTCCTGTTGCACCAGTTGGTCCTGTTGCACCAGTTTCACCTTGTGGACCAGTTGCACCAGTTTCGCCTTGAATTCCCTGAACACCTTGAATGCCTTGAGGACCTGTTGCGCCGATCGGTCCAGTTGATCCTGTAGATCCGGTTGCACCAGTTAAACCAGTTGACCCTGTTGCTCCAATAGGACCAGTTGGTCCGGTTGATCCTGTGTCTCCCTGAATTCCTTGAGGTCCTGTTGCGCCAGTAGATCCTGTAGGACCAGTTGCTCCAACTGGTCCAGTTGCACCAATTGGGCCGGTAGATCCTGTTGGTCCAGTTGGTCCTGTATTTCCAGTCGGTCCAGTTGGCCCTGTTGCTCCGACTGGTCCGGTAGAACCTGTAGGACCAGTTAAACCAGTAGGACCGGTCGAACCAGTAGGACCTGTTGGTCCTTGCGCACCTTGAGGACCTGGCGCTGAAATCTCAACTGTGTTATTAGTTTCATTGACGGTGACTTTATTAGCTGCCATTATCTTGTCACCTGCTCTGCAACTGTTAATTGACCTTGAATTAAACGAGAAATGTTTGAACCTGATGTCAATTCAAGATCATAAACATAAAAACCTGATTCAAGCAAACCTGTTTGAGTAGCTGTTGCATTGATTGTAATAGTTCCTGTAGCGCCAACAATAGTGATTCCACCATTTGCTGTAGTCAAAGTTAGATCTGCAGTTGTAGAATTATAGTTCTGGCGTAGCTGCATTGATGCTGTATAGCCTGTTAAATTAACAGGTGTGTTATTAGAATCAGTGTAAACGAGTACAACTGACCACACAGAACCTTGATCTATGGTTGTATTGTAGATACCAGCGGTCATCAATTAGCCTTTTCTGTAGCCCAAATAAGAAATCCGCCTACCGTTACAAAGGCAAGAGGAACTGAGAACATAGCGACCCCGATGGCGACAAGAATTACTCCTGCCAATTCTGTTAATAAAGCAAA